GCTGATCTGGTCTAGCGAAAACATCATGAGCGCCGTGTCCATCATGAACCCCCATATCAAAAACCTGATTGCCCCGGACGAGCTGCGCCGCCTGCCGGGCTGGTTGTGCTGGCGCTATGAACAGCTTGACGACGAGCCCAAGCCGCGCAAGGTGCCTTACTACACGGGCGGCGGCAAGCGCTACGGCGTGCAGGGCCGGCCCGAGGATCGCCAGCATCTGACCACGTTCGACGCGGCCAAGGCAGCCGCTGCGCGCCGCGGCTTCGATGGGGTGGGCCTCGCGCTGATGCCGGACTTCGGCGTCGTCGCTCTCGACTTTGACAACTGCGTGCAGGACGGCCGGCTGACGCAGGAGGTCGAAGCACTGGTGGCCGGCACCTATGCCGAGTATTCCCCGTCGGGCCATGGCGTGCGCGCCTTCATGCGCGGCGAGCTGGGCAACAAGAAGGCCCACACGACGGGCGAGCTGTACGGCTTCGAAACCTTCAGCTCCAAGGGCTTCGTCACCTTCACCGGCAACCGTCTTGAGATCACTGACCTCGTGGGCAACGAGAACACGCTGGCCGAGGTCAGCGAGCCGGTACGCGCGCTCTGCGCGGCCCGGTTTGGCCCGAAGGCGAGCGAGCCGGTCGAGGCCGACCAGCTGATGACGTTCGAGCCGAAGATCGGGCTCACGCCAGACCAGATTACCGAAGCGCTCGACGTGCTCGACCCGGACATGGCGCACGATGCCTGGTTGCACGTCGGCATGGGCATCCATCACGAAACCGATGGCGAGGGCTTCGAGCTGTGGCAGGCGTGGTCGGCCAAGGGCGGCAAGTATCCTGACGAAGAAACCTTGAAGAAGCGCTGGGATTCCTTCGGCCGCACCAGCGACCGGCCCGTCACGGCGCGCTACCTGCTCAAGCTGGCCCACGAGAACGGCGCGCGCATCACGATCGACGCCGTCTCGCTTGACGATTTCGAGGATCTGGGGCCGACCGATCCGAAGGCCGAGGCCGTCAAGCTGCGCTATGAGGTGGTGCCGGCCGGCGAGTTCTCGCGCGGCACGCGCCCGGGCTGGATCATGAAGGGCGTCATCCCGCGGGCCGAGCTGGTGGTGCTGTTCGGCGAGGCGGGGGCGGGCAAGTCGTTCGTCGCCGTGGATCTGGCCATGGCTATTGCGCGGGGTATTGACTGGCGGGGCCACAAGACCAAGCCGGGCCGCGTGGTGTATATCGCGGCCGAGGGCGGTGGCGGTTTCCGCAATCGCCTGACGGCCTACGAGGCGCACCACGGCATCGCCCTGGATGATCTGCCCTTCGGCGTTATCCATGCCACGCCGAACTTCTTGCAGAAGGCGGATGCCGTGGAGATTGCCAAGGCCATCAACGCCGCCGGGCGGGCCGATCTGGTCGTCGTCGATACCTTCGCCCAGGTGACGCCAGGGGCCAACGAGAACGCCGCCGAGGACATCGGCAAGGCCCTGGCCCATTGCCGGGGCATCTACAAGGCCACGGGCGCGGTGGTGATGCTGGTGCATCACGCCGGCAAGGACACCAGCAAGGGCGCACGGGGGTGGTCCGGGCTCAAGGCGGCGGCCGATGCCGAGATCGAGGTGGCTCGTTTCCTCACCGGCCGCCTGATCCGCATCAGCAAACAGAAGGACGGCGAGGACGGCAAGGAGTTCGGCTTCGACCTTGACGTGGTGCCCATTGGCATGGACGAGGACGGCGACGTCATCGACTCGTGTGTCATCCGTGAGGCCGAGATACCCGCCACGACCAGGATCGGCGAAAGGAAAAAGCCGAGGGGGGTTTGGGAGTCCTTGGTGCTCGACGTGGTGGCCGAAATGGCGCTCGGCCAGTCGGAGGGAATCGAGATCGAGGCGGTGGTGGCCGAGGCGGGGCGGCGGGGGCCGGCGCCCGAAGGCGGACGGGATACCCGGAAACAAATGGCGAAACGTGCGGTGACAAAGCTGGCGAAGGAGGACGAACCGCCGTTTTTCATCGAGGACGATTGCCTGTCGATGGCATAAGGCGCACGCATAAAAATGCGAACAGGTACTTTTCAGCGTGCAACTTTGCAACTTGGGCGCAACTTGGTGCAACAAGTTGCAAGGTGCAAACCTGATTCAACCTTGCAACTTGCAACACAACCCCCCGTAGGGGGGTGTTGCGAGTTGCAGTTGGAGCAGCGACAAAGTTGATTGAATCCGCAGAATTTTACGGATCAGGGGAGCGCGTAGAAAAATGCAAAAAGGCATAGCGGTGAATGAGCGCGGTTTGCGGATTGGTGAAAGCCACCCACGTGTAAAACTGGCTGACCACGACGTGGCTCTGATCCGCGAGCTGCACGAGGATCACGGCATGGGCTACCGGGCACTGGCCCGGAAGTTCGAGGTGAGCAAGCGGACGATCCGCGACATTTGCAGCTACCGCACGCGGGCGCAGACACCCGAGCGCTTCAAGGCGGGGGGCGGTGCGGATGCCGCCGAAGGTGGGGGCTAAGGTGGCTGGCATGGGACGCACGCCTGAAATCGCCGATGAAATATGCAAACGCCTGGCCAGTGGCGAGCCGTTGCGCGCGATCTGTCGGGACGAGCACATGCCGCACTGGACGTCGGTGTATGACTGGATCACTGCGGACGAAGCCTTTGCCCTACGCATCGCGCATGCGCGGCAACTTGGCCACGAGGCCATCGCCGAGCAGTGCCTGGACATCGCCGACGACGAGCGGCACGACTGGGTAACAACGCAAAAAGGCAAGATCACCAACGAGGTGGCTATCGGCCGCGCGAAGCTGCAAGTCGATACGCGCCTCAAGCTGCTGGCCAAGTGGAACCCGAAGAAGTACGGGGATAGCCAACGCGTCGAGCTGGCAGGCCACCTGGACTTCAACCGCATGAACGACGACGAGCTGCGCGCCGAACTGGCCGCCCTGGTGGCCACGCCGGCCGTGCTGCCCCCGCCAGCGGATGGCAGCGACGACCTTGTCTGACCGGCAGCGCCTGGAGCGCGCCGTGCTGATCGCGCAGGAGCTGAAACGGCGCAACCCGTGGGGGCCGCTGCCCGGGCCGCAGCGCATGGCGTTCGAGTCACCCGCCGACATCATCGGCTACGGTGGCGCGGCCGGCGGCGGCAAGACCGATCTGGCCTGTGGCAAGGCACTGACGCAGCACCGCAAGATCGCCATCTTCCGCCGTGAGGGCACAGAGCTCACGGCCATCATCGACCGGCTGACCGACTTGCTGGGCGGGCGCGATGGTTACAACGGGCAAGATCGCATCTGGCGCCTGCCCGACCGGCAGATCGAGTTCGGCAGCGTGCCGAACCCGGGCGACGAGCGCAAGTACCAGGGCCGGCCGCACGACCTGCTGGTGTTCGATGAGGCGGCGAACTTCCTCGAAGCACAGATCCGTTTTCTGCTCGGCTGGCTGCGCACGACCGACCCGAAGCAGCGCTGCCAGGCGCTGCTGACCTTCAACCCGCCGACCACGGCCGAGGGCCGGTGGCTCGTGGAGTTCTTCGCCCCCTGGCTCGATCCGCTGCACCCGTGCCCGGCCGATCCGGGCGAGCTGCGGTGGTTCGCCAGCCTGGACGGCCGCGACATCGAGGTGGCCAGCGGCGAGCCCTTCGAGCACAACGGCGAGCGCGTGCAGCCTCTAAGCCGCACGTTCATCCCGTCGCGCGTCTCGGACAACCCGTACCTGACCGGCACGGGCTACATGGCTACGCTGCAAGCGCTGCCCGAGCCGCTGCGCAGCCAGATGCTCTACGGCGATTTCACCGCGGGCATGGAGGATGACCCCTGGCAAGTGGTTCCGACGGCCTGGGTCGAGGAGGCCATGGCGCGCTGGGTCAAGCCGGCCAAGCGCGCGAAGATGGACAGCATGGGCGTCGATGTCGCGCGCGGCGGGCGTGACAGCACGATCATCGCCCGTCGACACGGCCTGTGGTTCGACGAGCCACTGGCCTATGCGGGCGAGGAAACACCCGACGGCCCGGCGGTGGCGGGTCTGGTGCTGTCGGCGCTGCGCGATGCCGCCCCGGTGCATATCGACGTGATCGGCGTAGGGGCGAGTCCCTACGACTTCCTTGCCGGCAACAAGCTGCAAGTGCTGGGCGTCAACGTCGCCGAAAAGGCGCGCGGCCCGGACAAGTCGGGCCGGCTGCAATTCAAAAACCTGCGCTCTGAGCTGTGGTGGCGGATGCGCGAGGCGCTTGATCCGGCGGCTGCGGCGCAGATCGCGCTGCCACCCAGCAAGCAGCTCAAGGCCGACCTGCGCGCGCCCACCTGGCGCATGTCGGGCTTGACGCTCCAGGTCGAGGGCCGCGAGGACATCGTGAAACGCCTGGGCCGCTCGCCCGACCACGGCAGCGCTTACATCCTCGCGCTGATGGACACGCCACGCCACGCGGATTTGCTGGGGGGCGGTGCGTTTGCCAAGCGCCGACTTGACTACGATCCGCTCAATCGTAGCCGCTAGGAGCCTGAAAATGTGTGATCC